TGTCTGGGTTGATACTTCGTCCCGGACATCTTCGAAGACCCTCGCTGTGATAAGCGAGTCGTCTGCGACCCATTCGGGGTTCTCTCTGAGAACCTCCCGAACGGCATGCTGAGGCGGACCATCTGGATAGTCCTCCCTCAGTACGCGGAGCTTTGCGACCTTTTCTTTGGCCCACTGCTCCATCGGTTGCGAGATTTGCCATAGGCCCAATCTCGTCACCGTCTGCACTTCTCGCCTCCCGGATTGGGTGACAGGGTGCAACAGCAGGTCGGGGATTTTAAAAGTCCTCTCACTGCTTACCTCTTCTCTAAGGAACATGTCCGAAGATCGAGGGAGGTCTGCAAATGTGAATATCTCACCTTTACAGCCCTCGTGGACCCAGATTGCGTCTTCATACGTCATTCTGAGTCTCCCGGAAGTTGCTATCAGGAATCCCTCCTGGCGCAACTTCTCAATCTCCGATCCGTCAGCACGCCGACGAAGGAGATTTTGGAACGCAGCGTTGCCACTAAGGGCACCGCCGAATCGTTCTCTGCGGCTACGGGACTCTTGTTCCTTTCGCTGCAGGCTGATAACTACGGGTGATGCACCCATTAGTATATCAGAGAGTTGGGACTCACGGTCCCACTCCAGCCTTGCCTCCCTCTCAGGAAGGAGTAACTTGGCTCGGACCAACCTGCGTTCCACTCCGGTAACGCCGCTGGTCACCCCCGCTGCCCTGTATAGGGGCGGGGGCATTCCTTCTCTTCGCCCAATGAGCTCAGAGGATGGAATTGCTATCTTTTCCGCGAATGTCGCGTGGAGATAGTCTTGCCTAGATCTCAGCATGTCTGAGATCACGGCAACCGCGGGTAGTCCTCGATCTGCTTCTTGGACCACCCGCCTCGCCTCGTTTATGGCACTGCCATAAACTCGGTCGTACGTACCCTTTCTGAATGATTTCATATAGAGGTATGTGTTGCGTGGATCACCCCAATTTGAAGGTGCCCCGCAACCTCCTAAGTCCACTGGCATGGGCTTAGGCTCCTTCATTGACGATGTTCTAAGACATCCGTCCTGAAGGCTTCCTGCCAATTGCATACGCAGGAGGAGCTGGGGTTTGGTATCACGGATACGGATCCCCAGCATGGAACACTTACCCACTTCGGTGGATGAATGCTCCAGCGCGTTGTTCTTCTTTACATCAAGTATGAGGCGCAACGGGGGGGAGTCGACGTATCCAATGACGCCGAATCCCCTTTTCTTTGCGAATTCAAGGCTTTGTTGCCTTGCGCAAGGAATGGAACTCGTAACTTCGCAGAAGTTGTAGAGTTCAGTGGAAATGAATGTATCCTCCTTTGAGGTACTCATTCCCAATACTTGCTCTTGGACTATAAGTCCAATCGCAAGCGTGGTTGATGACGGGGAGAAATCCACCCTGTCATCACCAGCCTCCCTGCCCTCCATTAGTGGAGAGCAGGGGGTTACCGTGCAGTTGAATGATTTCACCAACTCCACGGCGTCCGTTACCAACTGGGAGATTCTCCCGGCTGATACGGTGTTGGGTATCTCCCGATCCACAGGGATACTCAACAATGGGTTCCATACGGCAGCCTTTGGCTCCGCAGAATCCCCGGGAAACGCGCTGGCTTCAAGCCACCACTTTCCCTCGACGTCTCGGGCATCAAGCCCTACTACGTCGCCAGTGTAATCTTCGAACGTTGGTTCCCTAGATTGCATTGTAAGTAATTGTAGTCTATAACGAC